CAATGATCACACCACTGCTTGTTAGAGGAACGTATGGGCAATAATATGCCGCCGCGTCGATTTCGCCAGGGCCTTTGTAACCAACCAATACGTTTGTGTCGTCAGCAGCATATTGGTCAACATACACGCGCATGGTGTTGTTCAAAGTGCCAACGAACTTGGTGTTGGTTGGTGCTTCAAATGTACCTTCGGTTGTACGAGCAAAAGCTGAAGTTGTTGCGCTTTGCAGGATTGTCAAAGCTGTGGGGCTTACCACAACCCAGTTACCAGCACCACGACGTGTGCGGGCAGCAATCAAGTTTGCACCACGGTTGATCAACACTGCTAGAGCAGCATGTTCGTCACCAACGTATGTTGCAGTACCGCTTACAGCACCTTGGTCATAAGTTAGTGTTGTGCCAGCCAATGTACGCAAGCTGGTCAAGATTTCCTGGTCAATTTCAGCTGTGATTTCTTGAGCCAAAGCAGCCATGATTTCTGCTTCGATGTCAATGCCTTGTTGGGCTTGTGCATCTTGAGCAGCTTCAAAGGTCCAGCGAGCTGACAACTTGCGTGTCTTGGCTTCCACTGTTTCCTTCAAGATTTGGATGTTCAGTCTCTTGCCAGCTGTACCTTCTAGCACGCTGGTTGGTGCAGCGCGAGGAGTTGTGCTGTTGCCATTACCGCTGTAGAAGCGTGCAATGTCGAATGGGCTGAGAGCTTCAGTTCCAGCTGCTACTGCATTTGGTGTACCAAATGTATCAGCATAACGCACACGCAGGGTGTGGATTTGGCCCACAGGACCAGTCATGGGCTGTACGCCAATGATTTCGTTAGCAATAACAGTTGGCATTACACGACGGATAACAGGCAAAATAACCTTGTTCAGGGTTGCGATGTTACCGGCGCTTGTGCTACCGGGACTGGCAGTCTCAAACAAGATGCCACTCATTTTGTTTAGTTCACGCTTGGTGTTGTCAAGGACTACGTCCATGACTTTTTTACGGTTACCACTGAGACCTTCGCATAGGGCCTGTTTTGTAGCTGCCCAGTGTGTCTCAAAGAGATTTTTACTCATTTTATTAGTTCTCCTTATTCTCTATGAATACCTGCCAGATACAGAATTTGGCCCAGGTCAGCCTGAGTTTCTTCTGATACTGATTCTGCAAGTTTATTGGTTCTGTTGCCTGTTACCACTGCTCGCTTTTCTTGTGTTTGTGATTCAGCAAGGGCTTGTTTGCCACGACCAGCAGGAGCAACATTACCCTGCATGACAGTGGGTAGATATCTGTTGAATGCTTCGCGCAGGTTTTGTGTGCGGATGCCTTTCAACAAATCTTCCATCACTGCTCGTTTTTCACGGCCCAATGGGGCTGTGATTTCCTGCAGGATTACCATGCGCTGGGCACGGTCTTCAGCAGTTTTTATGCGAGCTTGTGCATCTTCCACCAAACGAGTCTGAGCTTGTTTTTGACGGTCTACATGACGTAGAGCCGTGTCTAAACGACCGTTGGTTTCAGTAAGTTGACGAGTCAGCTTGCGAACTTCGCTATGTTCAGCTAGATAGCTGTTCATATACTCTGCTGCATATGCTTCAAATATCTTGCGTCCAAAGTTGTTTTCTCTTGCAACTTTGATGTCATCACGCCATTGACTGAGTTCATCACGAATTACAGTGTTTAGCGTGCCTTCAACAAGATTTTTGGCTCGATTAATGAATTGAGCGCGAGTTTCTTCAATACGTTGACGTCCTTGCTGTGCAAGCTTGACACGTTGTTCTACAAGTGCCTTCTTGTCAGCGTGGAATTCAGCTATTTCCTCGCTTAGTTGTTTGAGAATGAATTCTTCCAGTTTGCGAACACGTTGACTGTATTCCAAGCTGGTGTTTTCACGAATATTCTCAAGTTCTTTTGCCATTTGGTGACGTTGAACTTTTAGTTGACGACGATCTTTTACAAATTCCGTCAGCTCTTCATTGAGTTGACGTGCAACAAATGCATTAATAGCCTTCATGTGCTCACGCAAACGAGCATTATAACGTTGGCTAGATGTCTTTGTTGCAGTACGCAATTTTGCACGATCTTCAGCAAACTCACCGAGTTCGCTACGAATAGTGTCATTCAACATCCGGTCCATGGCTTCCACTAACACTGCTTTGTCATTTTGATAACGAGCAGCGTAGTCCTCATGAAGACGGGTCTCCATGCTGCGAATTTTATTTTCAAAAGCCTCCTGGAGTGTGGCTTTGAGTTCATCACCCAATGCTGTGTTCTCCAGGAGATCTTTCAATGTAGTTTCCATTGGACGGTCGCTCCTTTTAAAGTTTCAGATCATCAATCCAGCTTAGCAAGGCGGACTTCAAGTGCTTTTGAGCCTTGGGGTCGTGCCTGACGCTTTGTGCTAGATCCAGAGTCCGATATCCATGTCTGCGATTCATTAGTTGTTCATACACTGGAGTGGGATAAGCATTAGGTGCACTGGGGTTGGCAACAATGTCCACTGTAAGCATATCAAAGTCGCTTACTCGACCTTCGTCATCAACGTTACCACTACCACGGCTGCTAACGCCAAGTTTGCAACCGCATTCCAGCAAAGTTTTTATAATATTACCCACTGGTGTAGGTAGTATTTGCAACTTGCCAATCCCATTATCTCCGTCCATCCACATGTCTGTGATTTTGTGGCTGACACGGTCTAAATGAATCTGTAGTTCTTGAGGATGATCGCATTCGCCTAAAACACTGTTGTTTTTGCGAATTTGTTCTTTTATTTGCTCTACTGCTCGACGTATTTCTGGGGCAGGATAAACTCTGCCATTTTGGTTTCTGCGGGAACCTTCAATGAAGATCCCTTTCATATACATGTGTTTAGTTTGACCATTGCCATCTGTTTCAGTTAAAACTTCAGCAGCGGCTCGTTCATATGTAAGATGTTCAATAAGCAGAGCGCTTGTCATTTTCATCCTCGGACATTCTTTGTCAGAGATATTTAGTAGCCAGGGTCTAAACCATTAAAAAATAGTGTGGTTTTCTGTTGTTTCTTGGTATTTGGTTTATTCAAAAAGGAAAAACGGCTGTGTTACCAGCCGTTTTTTCACAAAAACTACAGTAAGTAGTTTATTTTGCAGGAGCGCGAGTTAGTGGGCTCTTTTTGTTGCCTTCAGTGCTTTTGTTAAGGATAGCACCGCTTGCGCCTTCTTTGCTTACATGTCCCATGTGATCAGTAGCCTTTTTGCGACGGTTGTCACCTTGGGTATGCTTTAGTGTTGCACTGCTGGGAGCAGATTCACGATTGTAACCGCTGTGATGACCACCTTTTGTGGGATCAACAGGCTTTGCACCCATGCGTTCTTTTTGGCTGGCTGGAACTGGGCTTTTGGCACGAGCACCTACGTCGCTAGCAAACTTACCGCTACCAACTTCACCAGGGGTTTTTTGGCTTTGCATGGGATTTTGATCCACTACGTCAAGGCTCACGGCCTCACTTAGTGCATCCCAATCTTCCTCAACTTCCTCAACCTCTTCTTCTTCACCTTCTTCTTCACCCTCAGGTTGATCCATAATGTCAACTTCTGTTTCGTCGGCTTCTAGATCTTCATCACCTTCAAGGTCTTGTTCGCCGCCTTGGTCTTTAATACGTTCAAACTCAGCTTCTAGTTCTTCTAGAGCTTTGGTCAAAGCATCAATACCCTTTTCCATGCCGCTTAATTCACCGCCATGGTCAGCTGCGCCTTCCATGTCGCCCATGTCTGTCATGTCTTCCATGTCATCTTCAGTTTCGTCTGAAACTTCAGTTTCCATGTCCATCATGTCATCATCTTCTTCGCTCATGACTTCTTCAAACTCAATTTCAGCATCGTCATCAGAAATGTCGTCAGACATTTCTTTAACGTCATGCATGAAGTCTTCGCCTTGGTCGCCACTGCCATGAATTTCCATCATGTCGTCTTCTTCATGTGTCATCAGTTCTTCATGAATAGCACGAGCTTTTTCAATAAAGATTTGATGCAATAGTGCTTTAGCTTGACCCTCTTCATTATTTAGAAGGTGTTCTAAAACCTTCTCTAACTTTGTTTTACTCATTTCATGCTCCTTGTTAAAAAGCTTACAGACTCAACGATATTTACACTGTATCACGGAAAATAATAAAAAACGCCCGGTTTTTTAACTGATTCTTTGAATATATGTAGTAGGGCCTTGTGTATATGTTCTTAAATCAGGTGTAGTGATGGAAACCCCTCCTGCACCAGTTACAGTTTGGCCATTGCATGCAGCAAAGTTGCTGGGAATAGGATATGTTTGCGGCCAAAGTATAATGCCATATAAAGGCAAGTCCAGGCTAACAACACCTTGAGTCACCAAGCCTTTGCTATTAACTGTCACACTGTTGTAAGTTCCTGCACTAACACCTGAGTTAGCAAGGTTTACTGTGAGATCAACACCTGCGCCATTTGTTACTGCTGTAGTTACACTGGCATCTCCTGACATGCTAACACTAGCCAGCGGTGTGTAACCCAAGGCAGTTGTAACATCTACATTACCAAGATTTACGTTACCTGCAACTACTCTACCACTGTTGTCAACAGTTACTTTATTATAAGTTCCAGCGACGTTTATATTACCAAAAGTCACAGCAATGTTGATATTTTGACTTCCATCAAACAAGGCTGTTCCTGAAGCATCACCACTTAGGCTGATAGCTCGGGGTGTAGCTAAAACTTCTGCAGAACTAGCTTGCCCAGTTATGGCAAACAAGTTACCATTTTCTTGGGCCATGGTCAAGCCTTGCACCAGTCCTGTGGGAAATCTCACAGACAAATCGTAACTCAAACTGCCGATTACTATTACGCTTGGTAACTCAGCTGGT